ATGGGGTTCGATGCGAAGAAGGCCAAGGCTCTGGCGGCTGGGGAGCACATTATTGTCGATGATGCTCCCGGCCTGCGACTTGTGGCTACTGCCACGCGCAAGACTTGGACATACAGATATAAAAGCCCCATCGATGGGCGCATGCGCCAGGTAGCAATGGGGCAGTGGCCAGCCATGACCTACGCTGCAGCGCTGGGCGTGTGGGATGAATTGCGCACGAGGCGCGATGCTGGCGAAGACTTGGCCAAGGAAAAGAAGCGTGCCGGTGCGGTGGCCAAGGCCCATCTCCAAGAGGCGCAGGGTATCTATACCGTTGAGCGCCTGATCGAGGACTATCTGCAGGGCCATGTGGAGCGGCACCGAAAGCTCAAGGGGCAGAAGGAGACACGGCGCCTGATGTTGGGCTACAGCGATTTTCTGCTGCCCATGAAGCCAGAGGATGTGAAGCGCACGCATGCGTTTGCATTGCTGGAGAAGGTCGGTGCGAACACGCCTGTCCTTGCCAACAATTTGCGCACGGAGCTGGGAGCCGCCTGGGACTATGCGCTCGATGCCGGGCGGATCTCTGAAGAGACCCCCAACTGGTGGCGACTGATTCTCAAGGGAAAGTTGCGCAGCCGAGGAAAGATCGTCGATGGTGAGCATCAAGGCGTGAAGCTGCGCGCACTTCAAGGCCCGGAGGTTGTGGCACTGATTCGATTCTTGCCCAATTTGTCCAGCCTGCTGGATGATCTCTTTACCCTGTACTTGTGGACGGGCTGCCGTGGTTCCGAGCTGGTGCAGATGATGGGCCAGGAGGTCACTCAAGAGTCTGATGGCTGGTGGTGGACCATCCCGCGAGACAAGCTCAAGATGGCGCGCAATGACTTGGCAACTGACCTACGGGTTCCGTTGGTTGGGCGTGCCCTGGTGCTGGTGCGCCGGCGCATTGCGGCATATGGAGCTGGCTATCTGTTCCCATCCCAGCCTGGTTCGCTGCTGCCTCATGTCGAGCAGAAGGTGCTAGGTGTCGCAGCGTGGTGTAGTCGGCCAGGAACCAACGGCCGATTGGGTGCCAATGGAAAGATGAAGCTGGATATTGAGCCATGGGCGCCGCATGACCTACGCCGCACGGTGCGCACCACGCTGGCAATGTTGGGATGCCCGGATGGGGTTGCTGAGGCGGTGCTTGGACATCTGCCCAGTGGGATCGCCGGCGTTTACAACCGACATAGCTATGACAAAGAACGGCGGGAGTGGCTGACAAAAATTTCTAATCATTGGGAGGCCAGTGTCCAGCTGTAATTCGTCTCTTCGGTTGAGCTGCACATCATTTTTTTTTCGTGCCATAGATTTGACAAGGCTGAAGGTGGGGCTCTGGATCAAAAAGCCGGTGGTTTATATTGAGGTGACAATTTGTGTCATCCTGTATGATCCGTACGAACCTCAAAGTCAAGAAAGCACTCTGAAATGATCGTCGGCATTTTTCTCCGGTACATTAAAACTTATCGCGGTTATAACTATATCCCCTTGGCTTGCGATGATAGATTTTGTGGACTTGTGGGTAATAATGGGATCGGTAAGAGTTCCATTTTGGAAGCTATTGATGCTTTGTTTAATAATAAGCATTTGAATTTGAATATTGCAACCAAGCGTAGTGGACTTGTAGAAACCTCCCCTCACGTAGTTCCAGTTTTTTTGATTAAAAGAAGTGAATTGTCTGGGATTTCTGCAGATCTTGCTGATGCACTTAATTCGGTCGCAATGCAGATATTAGAGACTGATGTCGTTGCGCACGTTCTGAAATCTCAGCTAAAAAAATTCATCATGCATCGAGAACTGCTCAGTGATTCTTTCTCGATGGATGAGTATTATCTGGTTCCGATAGGCATTGACAGAAATCACGAAGTTTCTTTGTCTTTGTTTAATTGCAGGCGACTGGTTGATACGTGTTATGGAGAGGATTATGATCATTCGGTTAATCATCTCTCAGATGCTGAGGTAAAGGAATTTACCCCTCTTTTGGAATATATAAAGTCGTCGACAGATTTTATTTATATACCAAAAGAGATTGATTCAGAATCCTTTACCAAGCTGGAAACCAAAGAAATTCAATCTCTTATGGGTGAGAGTCTTAGTCAGATCATAGAAGGTCTCGTTTCGGCAGAGGTGGTTAAAGATATAAACACACGTCTTAATAGTTTTCTCGACGTCTTATCTGATGAATTGGTTAATTACTCATATAGAACTCGTACGGATAGACAGCAGAACTTAAGAAAACAAGATGTTTATAATTTGGTGGTTCAAGCTTTTTTTAATATACGAAAATTGCATAGGAAGCAGGGTGAGGCATGGTTGGAAATAAACTCTCTTAGCTCTGGAGAAAAGCAGAAGGCAATAATTGACGTTGCTTATAGTCTCATCAAAAATCACCGGGGGACAGGGGATAATTTAATCCTTGCAGTGGATGAGCCTGAGTCGTCACTGCATATGTCTGCGTGCTTTGATCAATTCTCAGCACTATATGAAATAAGTCGCTCATGTCGACAGCTGTTTTTTGCGACCCATTGGTATGGATTCTTTCCGACGATTGAGTCAGGGAGCGCTGCAGTAATAACTCGAAAAGATGATGAGCACATAGTCGATCTGATTAACCTTTCAAACCAAAGGGAGCAGGTTAGGCAGATGACGAAAGGTAGTCAAGGAAAGCTACCTTATGACGTGCGGCTTAAGAGTATCAATGATTTTGTTCAATCGATAATTACAAGTTCCATAGGTGAGGAGCCATACAACTGGCTAATTTGTGAAGGCAGTTCGGAAAAAATCTACTTGTCCGCATACCTTAAGGACTTAGTAGATGTACATCGGCTGCGTATCGTTCCCGTTGGTGGCGCCAAAGAAATTAAGCGTCTTTATCAGCATCTTTCCGTTTCATATGAAGAATTCAAGGATGAGGTAACTGGGAAGATCTATCTATTGTCAGACACCGATGCAGAGCTGGTTAATTACGATGTTAAAAACTTTGATAATCTCAGCTGCAAGCGGATGGTGAACGTAAAAGCAAAAAAATTGGTTTCGCTTGTGAATATTCAATCCAACCCAATGTCACCTAAGACGGAGATTGAAGATGCTCTCGACGGGAAAATTTTCTATGAAACATTGAGAGAATTTATTCCAGGCAATGAAAGTCTTAAGTTCTTGGATGGGTATCCTCAGGCGGATGTTTCACCCGCTTTCTTTGCCTTGGATTTGCGTGAGAGTGAGCGAGATGCGATCGAGAAATTTTTTGATGAAGGCAACAATAAGTTTTTGTTTGCGCAAGAATATGTGAAAAAAATTAATGCGGAGACCCCTGTTCCAAAGTGGATAGAGGAAATTAGGGATTGGATAACCTCCTCTGCAAAAGGGAAGAAGTAGAAGGTCATAAATATTCCAGAGCAGCTATTTGAAGAATTGGCTTTGATATCAACCTCTATCCGACTGGTTTGGGATTCCACGGTTTTTTTTTGCCCCAGTGTTTTCAGGCGGAAGCAGGTCAGATAGCGGCAGACTGGCCAGCCATGCATCGAGTTCCGAGCGAAGCCACGCAACGCGGCGGCGACCGGGGAAGCGGCGGGCTTTCGGCGCAGTTCCATCCTGGACCATTTGTTCAAACATGGTGACGCCTACGGAGCAGTAGGCGGCTGCCAGTTCTTTATCCATTGCGCCTGGTGCGCACTTGAGGATGACTGATGCCATGATCAGAGCCGTCCTTTCTGGTTGTTCCAGGACACCGCGCGAGCGGTTGTGGCAGATTCGATGGCCCTTTGAAAGTGATCATCGGCATTCACTCCAATAGCGCAGCCGTTCCAGCCAGCCAAATAGAAGTGCGAGTCGCGCGAGGATGAGGCCGGCGCGGGTGCGCAAGGGGCCTCAAGCGTGGCATCTGGTGCAATGATGCCCAGGGCTCTGCGTGCGGCATCTCTCACCTCTGGGCTGCAGGCGTAGCCAAACATATCGGGGTTGAGCAGGTCGCTGACCAGTTGCATGCATGCGGTGGACTTATCAGGCATGTGTTGCCTCCTTGGATTGGTTTGCTTTGGCCTGCGTGGCACGGCCGTGGACTTGGATGCGGCTGGACATGCCCAGCGTGGTGCGCAGCTGGGCGATGGGTGCCCAGACCGTGACGCGCATGCCTTTTTTCATACTCTTGGCTGCTCGGTCGGCGTCGCTGCGCAATCCAGCGGGGTAGACCTGCTCGGCCCGCACCGGGGCGGTGCAGCTGCCGTCTGTCTGCATGACCAGGCAGAGCACGGGCATGGCGGTGTTGTCGTCGCCCATTGGGCCGGTGCGGACTTCGGCGTCCTGCAGCAGCACGCCGCTCATTTGGATCTGGGTGTCGGTCAATGCGTTGGGCATCACAACACTCCAGCGTCGATGGCCACGCGCAGTGCAGCCAATGACAAAGCCACTGCACAGATTGCCGCCGAGCGAATGTAGGCCCGTCGGTTGCGCTTGCGCATGCGGGGTGTGGGTACCCCGTCCAGTTGAATGATGGGTGCGCTCATTCCTGCACCCTCACTGCTGCTGCGTTGTGCTCGCGATGGAAGCACTGGGCCAGCATCACGGCCAGACTGCCGCTGAGGTACTGGCCGGTATAACTGTGACCACCCACGCGAATACGGAAGGTGCGAGCGCCAATCTGCATTTGCAGTTCGGCATCTGTTGTGCACACGTGTGCACAGGCTTGTCTGGTACTCATCCTCTGCTCCTTGGGCAAGAAAAAGCCCGCCTGGTCGGGGCGGGCAGATCCTGCTGAGCACATGCGACTACCTGTTTATCTTCTGCAGACTGATGATCGTGTCACCAGGTGCTGTATTGAAAACTTCATCGGGATGGTGTTCGATGAATATCACGTCAGCATCAGGCCAGTTTTTTATGGCCTGATCACGATCTTTGATGAACTCTGAAATTGGGTCGTCCACGCCTGCGCATTTGAGGTTTTGAGAAGCGAAGTGCTTGCTCATAATCAATGCGTGCGTAGACTTACCGCTACCGTTCTTACCTACTAAATGGATGATTTTTGCCATGGCGGTTTCTCTTTCTCTCAAACAAAAGCTGCCTTATTCGCTGCTGCTTGATGTGCAGACGATGCGAGCGGCCGCTTACACAAATAATCACCGGCTCATTACGGAGCAGGCTTCAGAGGAATTGGTGCAGTTCGCCTTGGCAAACATTTCTCACCAAGCAGCTTTTGATCGTGAAATGCACCAACCTGATTCGAAATGGCGACCACTCCCTTCTTGGGCGACCGATGATTTGCTGGATCAATTAACGATCATTTGGATAAAACGCCCTGATGGTGAAGCGTCAGACTCTGAATGGTTGGCAATACCATCACTCTGATTTCAAAAAGAGAGGGATAGCATGAAGGTAATCGGTTCAGTTGGCCTGCTGCTTGTGAGCGCAATGTCTATTGCTTCTGCCGCGCAGGCTGCTGATGATCAGGCGCTACTCAAGCGCATGGTGGATGGCGCGAAGGTGATGCGAATGATTTCATCCAGCCCTAAGACGTTTGAGCTGGTCAGTGCTCAGTACGACGCGGCTCGGGATGTGATCTGCATGGCCTCTGTTGACACTGCTAAAAAAGGTACAGGCCTGAAGCTAGCGGCCAACTCTGCCGGTAAGTCCGTCCCGTGGACAGATACCTGCGAGAAAAGCGCCGGGGCTGATTGGACAGCCCGTGTGAAGTCGCAACTCTAAGGAGTCCTATCCCAGTGCATCAAGCCGCCCACGAGGCGGTTTTTTTGCGTCCGAAGAAAAGGCCGCATAGCCCGTGGCAAGTAAGAGAGGGAGGGAGGCGAAGAACCACGGGCGCGGCACAAACCTAAGCGCATTGGCGTGGGCAGCAATGCGCTTAGGTTTGCCCTGCGCGGTGCAGGGCAAGGCACCAAGGGGTGCCGTATGTGCTCAGCAGGTTGTTAACGACCGGGGCTGGCCCGGTCGATGCCGTGGAGCCCATCGCATTGCTACGATGGTTCGGAATTTAGCGTTTGCTAATGAAATGCGCAAGTGCAAATGCTAATGAATTGGAAAAATATTTTTAGCACTTGCTATTGGGCGTGTGCAAGTGAGCTTCCAGAACTAGCAGTTGGTGCAGGTTGTTGATTGCTAGGCGGATGGCGCGTTCTGTGTGTAGATCTGTGCACGCGCCCGCAGCAAGCTCCAATAGGCTGATGGAGTCTTCGGCGAGTATGGCCTTGTGTGCGGCAGCCTCCGATGAGGGTAGATGGAGCACTCCGCCGCAAGGTTGTTCAAGGCAAATGGGGGGTGGAATCATTGTCTGCACTGCTGTTTATGCTGTATGAATATACAGTAACGATGCAGGGCAGTCTATGTTTACTTCAGCTGAGGGAGTCCCAGCATGGTGCGGATGGTGTTCTCTACACGTTTGATTTCATTGGGGTCCAGCTTGCCAAGGAACGCTAGAAGCTCTGGGGATAGCGATTGATTTTTCTCGTGTCGGCTAAACCATCCGGCATAACCAGGCAGTGCTTCGCAGGCTACTACGGTCTTTTCAGTGACCGGGCGCAAGCCTGAAATCATTTGCGATACGAAAGCTCCGTCCCTATAGCCAAGCATTCGTCCCAAGGGTGCTTTGCCGCCAACGGCTTCGGCGAGGGCGGCGAGCCGTTGCTGTCTTATGGAATTCATGTCGATTTCGCTCATGTTCCGAGCCTAAGCAACCTTCGTCTGCTATCAAAATGTAGATAAATAGCGATTGCTAATTGCAATCAATAGCAAACGCTAATAAGATCGTGGCCTATGAAGCTACGTGACTACCTTTCCAGCCCGGGTTCTAAGACTGCCGAGCAGCTCCGAAAAGAAATCGGTGCACGCAGCGCATCCCAGATTCACCAGTGGGCAAGCCAATGGAAAGGCCGCCAGCCAAGTGCGGCCTATGCAAGACAGCTGGAGGCTGCTACTGATGGTCTTGTGACACGTCGGGAGCTGCGGGACGACTGGCAGTTGATATGGCCAGAGCTCGTTGATTCGCACGTTGTCTCTTCTGAGGAGGCCACCCATGGTTAAGGCGCTGAGCTTTGCTGTTCTTGGAGCTGCAATCGCTCTGGTTGTGCTGCTGTGGGATTGCTGGAGTGGCTGCTTTCTGACTTCGGTAGATCTGTTGCTGCGCTGGAGCAGCGGGACGCTTGGGGCGCTCGTTGTTGGCCTGCTTCTTTCGCACCGAAAGGGCCTGTGAGCATGCGGACAAAGACGATGAGCAGCCAGAAAGTCCAGAACGCTATTGCAAAAACATCTGCACGTGTTGGCGGTGTTGAAGGCCGCAGAAGCGTGACTAGCTGCCAAGTGAAATATCCAAGCAGCACCCCGAAGTACGCGAATCTGAGCAGTAGCGCGACAAAAGAAAACGCAGCCTTGTTCATTCGAGCTGATGTTTCTGCGCTCATTCCTTTCCATTTCATAGATAGGTACCGACAAAACAGTGCTGTGAGACCGAACGCGACTGCTTGCGTGTATCCGCCGTTGGCCCAAGCAATGAAATCCTTCATGCAGATTGCCCTCCCTGTGACTGTTGATGGATGCCTGATATCTCCCATCGTAGCTCACAGGTTGGCGCCCAATTTTGCCCACCGCCCAGATCGGAGCTGCACAGCTGCCGGGTGTTTTGTCTCCCCGCTCTTTCAAGGTGCTGCACACGCGGGCAGGTGTGTGCAGCTTGTTGTGCTGCGGGCGGTGGGCTCTTTTATTCATGGGGGCAGTGTGCTTGCACATGGCTCCTGCAGCTATGGCGAATAAGGCCTGGGGGTGGATATGGAACTGAACGACGCATTGCGCCGCATGGCGCGCAACTACCCCGGCGGCTTGACTGTGCTGGCAGAGCGAATGAAAAAGCCGCACAGCACCCTGGACAAGGAAATTCGCGGCGCAGCGGGCTTCAAGCTGGGCCTGCAGGACGCGCAAGAGGCTATGGAGTTTTGCCACGACGTGGGTGCGCCTGGTGCGCTGGAGCTTCTGCAACTGCAGGCTGCCCGCGTGGGCCAGATGCTGGTGCCGCTGCCCAGTGTGGAGCGCGGCCAGATGACGCTGGAGAGCCTGGCCAGGGTGATGCATGAATGCGCCGATCTGGTGGGCGTGGTGACCAAGGCGCGCGCTGACGGCGTGCTTTGCGATAACGAGTTGCGCGATTGCTATGCCGCCTGGGCCTGTGTGCTGGCTGCAGGGCATGTGCTGATGGAAGACCTGAAAGCCCAGAACGCAGATACCACGGCCCGCTGGGGCAAGGGTGGTGTGCGATGAGGCCCGCAGGAGAAATTAGCCTGGCCATCGAGCAGGCCGTGGAGCAGCTCTGGACGCCTGAGCGCAGCCCGACCCTGGCAGAGATTGCCGCCCATTTGATGGCTTCGGCACCCGTGGCCTTCAACGCCATCCGCAACACGGTCCCAAAGATGAAGCGCTATGGCCGCCTTGTGATTTGTGGGCAGCGCAAGGTGCCTAGACGCAATCGACCGGCAGCCGAGTACGCGCTGCCACATCAAGTTCATGCCGCCAATGAGGCGGATTTCGTCGGCCTGTCGCAGGCCATGCAGCTCTGGGGGTAAGGGATGGTTTTGGTGCACGTCGCTGGTGTTAGGGACGCCGGCGTGTCGATGTTCTATCAGGGGTGGCAAGGGGGTGTTGCATGAACCAGCACCGTGAATCTTTGCCGCCCATTCAATTCGGTCCGCTGCGTGAAGCGCTGCTGGCCGATGCAGAGAATCTGGTGCCGCGCTGGCTGCCTGGTGGGCAGTTTGACGGGCATGAGTACCGGTGCGCCGACTTGAGCGGTGGACACGGGCATAGCTGCAGTGTCAATGTGAAAACCGGGAAGTGGGCCGACTTTGCGACTGGCGAGCAAGGCAACGATCTGATCGGCCTGTATGCAGCTATTCATGGCCTGAGCAACGCCAAGGCTGCCATTCAGGTGGCGCGCGAAGAGAAGCTGGAGAGCGTGGCCGGGCTGGTGAAGCAGGCCAGCGGTGCCGCCGTGGTGCCAGCAGCGAACCCGCGCCCAGCACCTGCGCCCAAGGCTGACAAGACCAGCCAAAAGGAAGAGTGGAGCACGCTGCGCCCAGTGCCTGAGAACGCACAGCAGCCGACCTTTGCCCATCATCATCGTCAACCTCAGGATCTGGAGCACAAGGCCGAGTACCGCGTTGGTGATGACCTGCATGGCTTTGTGATGCGTTACCGCACCAGCGATGACAGCAAGGACACGCTGCCCTATACCTTCTGCAGCAGTGCGCGGGATGGCTCGCGGTCTTGGAAGTGGAAAACTTGGGACGAGCCGCGCCCGCTGTACTTCCCCAGTCATGCCCTGCCCGATGGCCGCACGGTCATTTTGGTTGAGGGGGAGCTGAAGGCGGATGTGCTGCAGCAGGTGCTGGATGCAGTGTCGCCCGGCATTTATTGCGTGGCCAGCTGGGCTGGTGGCAGCAAGGCGTGGAAGAAGGCAGGCTGGGACTGGCTTGCCGGGGCCACGGTGCTGCTGTGGCCTGACTGCGATGCGCAACGTGAGAGGTTGACCAAGGCCGAGCAGGCCGAGGTGAAGGACAAGCCCGAGGCGAAGGAAGCCTTGCAACTGACAAAGGCTTTGCTGCCGGCACACAAGCAGCCGGGCATGGGCGCGATGCTGGGCATTGGTGCCCATCTGGTGGCTGAGCAAGGCTGCACTGTGCAGCTGTTGCCCATTCCTGAGCCAGGCGCGAAGCCCAGCGGCTGGGACTGCAAGGACGCCATCAAGGATGAAGGCTGGACGGGTGAGGATGTGCTGGCCTTCTTCGGCCGCGCGCAGCCCTTGCCGGTTGTGGATGCGCCTGCAGACGCGCCCGCTCAGGCTGACGCTCCTGCCCCAGCGGGTGGCAGCGGTGGCAAGCCGCCAAAAAGCGATGATCCCGTTGGCACGGGCGGCACTGATGACGACGATTTTGACGACGATATGGTCAAGATCGGCGGCTATCTGGTGCCGAGCTGGATGTCGTACTACTACGACAGCGAGAAGTCGCGCTGGAATGTCTCGCGCAAGTTTGTGATCCGCTGCCTGGAGCGCCTGCCGGACATCAAGGATGTGCTGGGCTTTGATGAGCTGCGCAATACGGTGCAGTGCCGCAAGGCTTGGCCCTGGCCCTATGCCAAGCCCGGCGAGGTGCGCAATGCCGACTCTCTGCTGCTGGGTAAGTGGCTGACCGATACCTATGGGCTGCCGAGCATCAGCAAGGCCGCGCTGGAAGAGGGCATGTTGACGGTTGCGGCCACGCGACGCTATCACCCGATCAGGGACTATCTGACTGGCCTGAAGTGGGATGGCAAGCCTCGCGTGGATAACTGGCTGGTGCATGTGCTGGGCGAGAAGCCCGACACGATCAAGCCCGCGCTGTTTGAGTACCTGGGCCTGGTGGGTCGGTTCTGGCTGCTGGGCATGGTCTACCGCGTGATGGAGCCGGGGTGCAAGTTTGACTATTGCCCGGTGCTTGAGGGCAACGGGGGCCTGCGCAAGTCCACGCTGGTAGAGACGCTGGCCACCAGCGAATACTTCAGCGACACGCCGTTTGAAGTGGGCAAGGGCAAGGAAGCGCAGGAGCAGGTGCAGGGCCTGTGGCTGTATGAGATTGCCGAGCTGACCCACTTCAGCAAGTCAGAGGTGGGCGCGATCAAGGCCTTTATCTCGGCCAAGGTGGACCGTTACCGGGTGGCCTATGGCAGCACGGTGGAATCCTTTCCGCGCCAGTGCGTGCTGGTGGGCACCACCAACGAGGACACGTACCTGCGCGACCGCACGGGCAACCGGCGCTTCTGGCCGATCCCGGTCAAGCGTCAGATCAATACCGAGTTCGTGGCCAAGTACCGCGAGCAGCTGCTGGCCGAGGCTTTTGCCCGCTATCTGCAGGGTGAGGCTTACTCGCCCACGGGCGAGCAGGAAGAACGCCTGTTCAAGCCGATGCAGGAGAGCCGCCTGGTGGAAACCGCCGTCGATGGCGAGCTGCTGTATGTGCTGACTCGGGTGCCTGTGCAGAACGGCATTCAGAGCGTGGTCAATGAGTTGGCCGACTTTGTGACCTTGCCGCAGTTGGTGCAGGCCTTGGGCGCAGACCCGGCCAAGGCGCCGCCAGGACTGCAGGGGCAGATTACCAGCTGGCTCAAGCATGAGGGCTGGGAGCGCAAGCGTAGCAGCGTGGCGCCGAGGCCATGGGGCTATGTGCGGCCGAAGAACTGGCCGCCGCAAGAGCGTGTGGGTGGTTTGGATGAGCAGGCGCCAGCGGTGGCTCCGGGTGTGGCTGAGGCTGTGGAGGACGTGACGTTTGTGGCGCCGCCTCTGCCGCCTGAGTTTGCACCTGACCACGCAGTGCCATGGGGCGGGGACGATGCGCCCTTCTGATTACCAATCTTTTCAATGGAGGGCAGCGCCTGAATCGCGCTGCACTGCCTACGTGGCTGGAGGCGTGATTCGCGTCCACGTAGTGGCTATGGCAATGGTGTGCCAGGCCTGCGGTGCAGTGGCGGGGACGGCCTGCTTTGGTGTGCCTATCGGTTGATGTCTGTCCATGTCCACGATGTCCACGCGATTTGCATGGACCTCACCAGATACCCCTTCTCCTGATTTTCAGGGTTGAGGCTGCTGCATTGCCGAATGGTTGCGGTGTCCTGGTGTCTGCGAAGTTGGACTGGCGGGCGGGCACAGGCCGATGCGTTAGGGGTGCAGGTGCGCGTGCGCGTGGCTTGCAGGCGGGTTCTCTGAACTCTATATACAAAGGGTGGACAGAATGGACAAAGGGACAACAGATCAGAAAGTGAGCAGTCAGTGGTCAGAACATGAGCGTTGGTTGATCACACAGGGGCAGCATCGAATCAAGGCCAAGATGCCCGAGGTGTACAAGACGATCCTGCGCTACGCCGAGAAGGACAAGGCTGTGTGGGGCATTGTGCGCATGGGCCTGACTGGCCGGCCTGACTTCTTCTGGGCCTGCGAGGGCGGCGAGGTGGTCGGTGCGCCGTTCACTCGGTTTGCTCGGGCGGTTGAGGTCTCGCGTCTGATGGCTCGCTTTGGTTGTGCACACGTGTGCATGATCGCCGGCCACGGTGATCTGGGGGGCTCCTGACCATGGCGCGGATCGAGCACATCAAGCGCCGCCTGGACAACTGGGCGCTGTGGAAGGCCCGGCTCAACAGCACAGGCCTGGGCTTTCATTCGGTGAACGTGCTGGCCGTGGATGTGTGGAGCCGCAACAGCTACAACGGCAGCATGATCCCGCACATCGACCAGGAAGGAGAGGAGACGGACCAGGCGGTGGAGGCGTTGAAGCCCGGAAAGATTCACCTGTACCAGACGCTGCATGCCTACTACCTACAGGACCTCGGCGTGCAGTTGATAGCCCGCAGCACAGGTAAGAGCCCCAGCACCATCCATTCGCACTTCGACCAGGCGGACCACTTCATCGCTGGCTGGTTGCAGGAGCAGGCCAGGGTGAGGGAAGAGAAAGAGGCATTGGCCCGTGGCCGCGAGTACATGGCGAAGCAAGGGAGTTTTTCCACATAGAGAGTTGCAGTACATTTACGGCAAGCTAGTGCTCAGTGCCCCTAACCACTGAGTCCTTGCCGGGAACCCCGCCAGTTTGCGCTGTGCGGGGTTTTCTTTTGTCCGATCAATGGAGACATCACCGTGCCGTCAGCTGCCCCGCGCCCTTGCTCTCATCCTGGCTGTGGCGTGCTGGTCCGCGATGGCACGGGCCGATGTCCAAAGCATCCGAAGCAGTCATGGGCCAAGAAGCCCACCACTGCCAAGCGCATCATGGGCAGGCCACTGCAGCGTCTGCGCGCTGAGTTGTTTGCCCGTGAGCCGCTGTGCCGTGAATGCAGGCGCAATGGTGTGGTCAAGCTGGCAACCCAGCGCGACCACATCCAGTCACTCGAAGAGGGCGGCACCGACACCGAGGACAACGTGCAGCCCCTGTGTGACGACTGCCACGACATCAAGTCGAAGGCCGAGCGGGCGCGTGGCGTCAAACGGTCATGGGCCGGATATCGAGGTGAATGAGAGGTGTTCTCATTTGAAAACACAGGCAGGGGGAGGGGGGTGAAAAAAGTCTGACCCAGGCCGACCGGAAACCGAGCCCCCAGCCGAACTTTTATGGGAATCAATAACTACCCCCCGGGGGTTTAGTGGAGTAGTCATGGCAGATAACGCTGACGAGTTCGCGGTCCAGCCCCCAGCTGTAGGTGCTGGGTTCGTGGCTGGCCAGCCAGGAAAAATCGAATCTCCTGCTGCGCCGGAGCTGATCAGGCTCAGCGAGGACGAGCAGCAACTTTATGAGTACATCTGCGAGTCGCTCCGCCGTGCCGGCATCGAGCACCTGACCGCAGGACTTCCCATCGCGGTCATTGTTCGCACCTTCGCCAACTGGCTGAAAGCCTGTGCGCTGTGTGAAGAGAAGGGCAGGACACAGACCTCGAAGACCGGATGGGTGACAGAGATGCCCTGGGCCAAGGACGAGGCCCGCTTGAAAATGGAGCTCGGCCAGTGGCTACCCAAGGCATGTTTGACAATCCCGTCGCTGGCGCGCGTGCGCAAGGACGTGGGGCCGGGAGTGCAGCAGGACGATCTGTTCGGCGCGCTCGTAAGCCACGCTACCAACTTACCCGGCGACAAGTCGATGCACTGATCCCGGAGCAGCTGCAGCAGTGGGACGTGGACTATGGCCTGCCGGTCCTGCGCAATGAAATTGCGACCGGCAAATACACCTACCTGGCTGTGCTGCGGCACTACCGTGACCTGAAAGAGGCTGGTGCGCGTGGCCTGGTGTTTCGGCCTGACTTCGGGTGGCATGCCATCCAGTACATCGAGACATTCTTTGTTCATATCAAGGGGCCGCTGGCGGGCAAGCCAATCCTGCTGGACCCATGGCAGAAGTTCTGGACGGCTGTGCTGTACGGCTGGCGGCGCGCGGGATCTCTGCTGCGCCGGTTCACGCGGGCATACGAGGAGGTCGCTCGCAAGAATGGCAAGAGCACCTGGAAGGGGCCGCAAGGCGCTTACCTGTTCTCGATGGCAGGCCAGGGTGGTGCGGAGGTCTATGCGGTAGCAACCACACGCGCCCAGGCCATGACAGTGTTCAAGCCTGCGTTCGACAACATCAAGCGCTGGTGCCGTCGCAGTCCTGGTGCGAAACGATCCTTCAAAGTCTTTGAGGGCCTGAACCAAGAGAAGGTGCAGTGTGGCGACAGCAATGTCTTTGCCCCGCTGCCTGCGAATGCCGAGCACCTGGACGGTCTGAACCCTTACGCCATCCTGTACGACGAGCTGCACGCTGCGGCCACGCGCGAGGTGTGGGACGTGATGGAGTCCGCGCTGGGTGCACGGGAAGATCCTCTGCTGTCGGCGATCACCACGGCAGGGTTCATTCTCAACGGCATCTGCGTGGAGATCCGCACCTATCTGGTGGGCGTGCTGGAAGGGCGGCGGCTGGACGACTCCATGTTCGGCTACATCTACACGCTGGACGCGGGAGACGACTACTACGACGAGCGAAACTGGCCGAAGGCGAATCCTGGTCTGGGCCGCAGCAAGATGTGGGACTACATGCGCACGCAGGCCCGCAAGGCCAAGGCGCTGCCCGGTGCCCGTGCCAACTTCCTGACCAAAGACCTGAACATCTGGTGCAACAACGCCGAGGGCTGGTTTGACATCCAGGTATGGGACAAGGGCGGCAAGCCTTTCAACCCCGACATGCTCAAGGGCCGGCGCTGCTTTGGCGGCCTGGACCTTGCCAGCGTGCGCGACCTGACTGCGTTCGTGCTGGTGTTCCCGCCGCTCGAAGGCGAAACCACGGTGCACGTTCTGGCGTGGTTCTGGGTTCCAGAGTCCAAGCTGGAGCATGAAGAAGAGGACGAGGCCGCTTACAAACAGTGGGCTGAAGAAGGCTGGCTCAGCGTGACGCCCGGCAACGTCACCGACTACGACGCGGTGCATGACGTGGTCGTGCAGGCCAGCAAGGACTACGAGATCGAGCAGCTCGGCTTTGACGACTGGAATGCCCAGCAACTGGTCAACGATCTGCTGGCTGAAGACCTTCCCATGGTCAACATCCCGCAGAACACAGGAGGCATGGGGCCGGGGAGCAAAGAGCTTGAGCGTCTGGTCTATGGCGGCCTGCTCGCCCATGGTGGCAATCCGGTGCTGCGCTACTGCGCGGGCAACGTCTCGCTGCTGTTTGATACCAACGGCAACTACCGGCCCAACAAAAAGGCCAGCAAGGAAAACGGCCGCATTGACGGCATCGTGGCCGCAGTGATGGCCCTTGGGCGCATGGCTGCACCTGACGACAGCGGGGACGAGGACGGCTTCTTCTCCAGCCCAACAACGAAATGAGCGATCAATGAAATCACAACTGCATCAGCGGCGGCATGGCCGCGTTCGCGCTGCTGTCGATGCGCTGCTGGGCAAGTCCGTGAGCATCAGCGACGCACCAGGCACGGCGGCCATCTTCGGCGTGGATCTCGATACGGGCATGACAGTCAGCCCGCGCACGCTGCTGCAGCTCTCGGCTGTCTGGTCCTGCGTGCGGCTGATTGCCGAGACGATTGCCACGCTTCCACTCAGCATCTATGAGAAGGACAGCAAGGGAAAGCGTGTCGCTCCCCAGCATCCCCTGCACCTGATCGTGCACGACATGCCGAACCCGGATGCGACGGCGGCCGTTTTCTGGGAAGCCATGGTGGCCGCCATGCTGCTGCGCGGTGCTGGCCGGGCCGAGCGCCTGGAGTTCAACGGCCGCCTGGTTGGTCTGGTGTACCTCGACCCTGACCGCTTGGCGCCAAACCGAAAGGATGGCAGCGTTGTCACCGAATGGCGCTACAGGGACAAGAGGAACCGTCAGCGCCTGATTCCGGCCAGCAAGGTGTGGACGGTGCCTGGCTTCTCGCTGGATGGCGAAAACGGCGTCAGCGTGGTGCACTACGGCTCTGCGGTGTTCGGCCAGGCAGGCGCTGCAGAGCGCGCAGCCAGTCGGGCGTTTCGCAATGGGGCTTTGCAGAACCTCTACTACTCCATCAAGGAGTGGCTCAATGAGAAGAAGCGAGAGGAGTTTCGCGAGAACGTCATGGGCCTGATAGACCAGGGCAAGACGCCGCTTCTGGAGGGCGGCATCGAAGCCAAGGCGCTGAGTATCAGTCCCAAGGATGTCCAGCTGCTGGAGTCTCGGGGCTGGAGTGTTGAGGAAATCTGCCGCTGGTTCCGCGTGCCTCCTTGGATGGTCGGTCATACCGAAAAGACCACCAGCTGGGGCAGTGGTATCGAGCAGCAAATGATTGCTTTCCTGGTCTTCACGCTGGCGCCCTGGTTGCGCCGCATCGAGCAGTCGATCAGCAAGGACCTATTCAACCCCGCTGAGCGCTTGCGCTACTACGCCAAGTTTGCCGTGGAGGGCTTGCTGCGCGGCGACAGTGCGGCGCGTGCTGCCTTCTACACGGCCATGGTCAACAACGGCATCCTGACCCGCGATGAGGTCCGGGCGCTGGAGGACCGTGAGCCGATGGGCGGCAATGCCGCCGTGCTGACCGTGCAGTCAGCCATGACGACCCTGGACGGCCTCGGCCAAGTCAACCCTGATGCGCAGGCGGTGGCGCTGCTTCGGCAGCTGCTGGCTGCTGAACCTGAGCCCCTGAAAGGCTAAACACCATGAGCATGAAATCCCTTCCGGGCGCCCCAACGGGCCGCCCGAGCGCCGGCGTGCGCAGCGAAATCCTTCCCCGTGCATTCGACCGCTGGAATCCTGGCGTGCAGGCTGCGGTTGAGGAAGGTGAGGATCGCAGCATCAGCATCTATGACGTCATCGGTTACGACTACTGGACGGGCGATGGCGTGACAGCGCGGCGAATCGCCGGGGCGCTCCGCTCCCTTGGTGCTGGCCCTGTCACCGTGAACGTCAACAGCCCCGGCGGTGATGTCTTCGAGGGCTTGGCCATCTACAACCTGCTGCGCGAGCACCAGGGCGAAGTGACGGTCAAGGTGCTGGGCCTGGCCGCGTCGGCCGCCAGCATCATCGCCATGGCCGGGGACACCGTGCAGATTGCACGGGCCGGCTTCTTCATGGTGCACAACGTCTGGACTGTGGCGGCAGGCAATCGCAACGATTACCGCGAGCTGGCCGACTGGCTGGAGCCATTCGATTCGGCCCTGGCCGATATCTATGCGGCGCGCACCGGCGCTGATGTGAAAGCCATGGGCAAGCTCATGGACGCGGAGTCCTGGATCGGTGGCAGCAGCGCCATAGACCAGGGCTTTGCTGATGAGCTGCTGCCATCCGACCAGGTCAGCCAGGGCGGAGCCAAGGCACAAGCCAATGCCGCCCGCCGGCTGGAGGCCGCACTGCGGGCCAGCGGCCTGCCCAAGTCCGAGGCCATGCGCCTCATCAGCGAGTTCAAGTCCGGCGTGGGTGACCCCGCCGGCAGCGGTGAGGGAGATCCCACCGAGCGCGGCTCCCCAACAGCTGCTTTTGCCACCGGTGGAGCGTCCGCACTGTCGGGTTCTCTTGCCAATTGCTTCGCTTCACTCTGAAAGGTACTACCGTGAAAAAGTCTCGTTTTATCTCCGTCGCGGTCCTCGCCGCACTCACCGTCGCATCTGTGGCCGCTCAGGCTGCTGGCGTGGATGTTCCCGGCTTCATTGCTGCTCACCCCGATGTCTTCGCAGGCCTGTCGATGCTCGGCTTTGCCGGCTCGGTCAGCGTCGAGCAGGAATACAAGCAGGTCCAGGCGGACCTGAAAAGCGTGGGCGACCAGCTCAAGGCCTACGCGGAAACAACCCAGAAGGAGCTGAAAAATCACGGCACCATGACGGCCGAAACCAAGGCCAGCGTGGACAAGATGCTGGTGGAGCAGGGCTCTTTGCAAGCGCGACTGCAGGCCGCCGAGCAAGCGCTTGCAAGTCTGGAAAATGGTGGCGGCGGTGCTGGCCGCCCGCAGACCCTGGGCGAGAAGGTCGTCAACAACGAAGCGCTGATGGGCTTTAACCCCAGCCTGCGCGGCTCTGTCTCGGTCAAGATCGGCTCTATTCACAACGCGGTCTCTGGCGCCCCGGACTCTGCAGGTAGCCTGATCCAGCCCACTCGCGTGCCTGGCATCGTGGCTCCCCCGCAGCAGCGACTGTTTGTGCGCGACCTGCTGAACTGGGGTACTACAGCCTCTCCCGATATCGAATATGTTCGTGAAACGGGCTTCACGAACAACGCCGATGTCGTCGCCGAGAACCCGACCAATCCGAAGCCTCAGTCTGATATCGCTTTCGAGATGGATTCGTCCAAGGTGGCGACCATCGCTCACTGGATCAAGGCTTCCAAGCAGGTCCTGTCTGATGTGCCCATGCTCCAGGCCTATATCGATGGGCGCCTGATCTACGGCTTGAAGCTGAAAGAAGAGGCTCAGCTGCTCAAGGGCTCAGGCGTCGGTCTGAACATCAATGGCATCTGGACCCAGGCTTTGGCTTACTCGAATCCGGGTGTCGTCGTTCAGGATGAAACCATGCTGGACCGTCTGCGCATCGCGATGCTGCAGGCCGAGCTGGCCGAGTACACCGCCGACGGTATCGTGCTCAACCCCATCGACTGGACCCAGATCGAGCTGACCAAGACCAAGGACAACGCCTACCTGTTTGCTACGCCGCATGGTCTGGCTGTGCCTGGTCTGTGGGGCCGCCCCGTGGTCTCCTCGCAGAGCATGACCAAGAACGAATTCCTGACCGGTGCGTTTGCACTGGGCGCTCAGGGCTGGGACCGTGAAGACGCGAACGTCTCTGTGAGCAACCAGGACGGCGACAACTTCGTGAAGAACATGGTCACCGTCCTGGCCGAAGAGCGCGTCGGCCTGACGGTCTTCCGCCCCGAGGCTTTCATCAAGGGCGACTTCACGGGCGTCGGCCCCACTCCCACCCCCTGATTGAAACGGTAGAGCAGTGCACACGTGTGCACTGCTCGCAAGTACAGGAGAGTTTCATGAAACAAGTAACTGTGAAGGCCATGGCGGGCTTTGAGCACAACGGCAGCCAAAAGCCCGGCGATGTTTTTTCGGTCAGCGAAATGCATGCCGCTCAGCTCAAGGCCAAGGGCTTGGTCGAGATTGAAGGTGAGGGCGGCACGGGCCAATCTACGAATACGCTGAAGCCCGATGCGCCCGATGCGCCCGATGCGCCCGATGCGCCCGATGCGCCCGATGCGCCCGGCGCGCCTGAATCCGCCGCCCCGGCTGTCCAGGCCGAGAAGCCTGCAGCAGGCAAGAAGGGCAACAAGTAGCATGGCCGCAGAACTCGTCACCATGGAGCAGGCAAAGCTCCATCTGCGCGTGATCGGTAATGACGAGGACGCAGGCATCCAACTCAAGCTGAATGCTGCAACTGAAATGGCCGTGTCCTTCTTGGACCGAGCTGTGTATGCAACCAAGGCTGATATGGATGCAGCAGTCGCAGCTGGCGATCCAGGACCTTGCCCGATGGTGGCCACCGACATGGTGCGGGCCGGAATACTTCTGCTCCTTGGCGATCTGTACGCCAATCGTGAGGAGGTCATCACGGGAACCATTGCGACCCAATTGCCGACTGGCGCCAAGGCGTGCTTACTCCCGCTGCGGCGCATGGGGGCCTGACCATGGGCTGCAGTTCCTGCGAAGAGCGCCGCCTGTGGCTGCAAAAAATGAAGGAGCTGGCTTATGAGCGAGCGAAGAAAATCCTCGGACATGCGCCGTCTGATCCAGAGCAACCTGGCAGTGGCAGAGGCCCTGAATCGACAGACTCAGGCGATGCAGGAGCTGACGGAGGGCATAGCATGCCTGCTGGATCAGATGGCTGATGATGCGCAGGAGGATGCCCAGCCGCGCATGCTGGACGGGAGCTTGCTGTGATCGCCGCCGGAAAACTGCGTCACCTGGTCAGCTTGCAGTCTCGTCAGACGGGCCGCGATCCTGACTCGGGGGCCGTGATTGATCTGGGATGGGTGGAGGTGACCAAGCTTTGGGCGAGTGTAGAACCGCTCTCCGCCCGGGAGTTCATCGCAGCTGCCACTAGCCAGTCCAAAGTCACGGCGCGCATCGTCACGCGGCGGGATGCTCGTGTCACCGCAGCCATGCGTTTCGTGCACGCCGGTCGCATCTACAACATCGAAGGCGTGCTGCCAGATCCGGTCAGCGGTCTTGAGTACCAGACACATCCAGTAAGCGAGGGAGTCAACGATGGCTGATATCCAGTTCAAGCTGACCGGATTTGATGAGGTCTCCAAGCGCTTGCAGGCCTTGCCGGTGGAGCTGCGAAAAAAGCCCGCGCGCACGGCATTGGGCAAGGCCGCCACTCTTGTGCGCGGCCAGGCGCAGACCAATGCGATCTGGCTGGATGACAAGGCTACAGGGCGAAAGATTGCGGACAACATCATTCAGCGCTTTCGGTCCCGCTACTCCAAGCGCACGGGCGATGTGATGATCTCGGTCGGCGTGGGGACGGAAAAGGGGCGCATCCCAAAGGGCAACCCTGATGAAGGCCCCAAGGGCAACACGCCGCACTGGCACCTGTTGGAGCTGGGCACAGAGCAAGCGAAGCCGCAGCCGTTCTTGCGGCCGGCGGCAGAGCAGCAGGCAGAGGCGGCCATTGCCTTGTTTGGCACCGAGCTGGACAAGGCCATCACCAGGCTTGTGAGGCGTATGAAATGAATGCGCCGCCGCTCTACCGCTTGGCCAAGCTGTCGCCCTCTGTGCTGGCCGTGCTGGGTTCCCCAGAGCCTCGCATCTACCCTTGGGGTGGGAACATCGATCAGCCTGTTGTCTACCCCTATGTGACTTGGACAGAGGTTGGCGGCAGCCCGCACAACCAGCTGGCCGGGCGCCCCTGCGGTGATCGCATCACCACGCAGATAGAAGTCTGGTCGAAGACCAAGGACGGTGCCGAGGCCGCAGCTGAAGCACTGCGCGATGCCATCGAGCTGGACTGCTACATCACCGCTTGGCGCGGCCGAAGCCGTGACTCGGAAACCAAAACCTACCGTATCAGCTTTGACGCCGACTGGCAGCTCAGCCGCTGAGACATCCATTACCCACACGGGCCGCAGATTGCGGCCCTTTGTATTTTGAAAGGACTCGTTATGGATCGCATCCTGCCGCAAGGCACAGAGTTGTTCGCTCTGGTTCCATCAACAGATGGAACCACATCTGAGGTCATCAAAGTCGATTGCGCCGTTTCCATCGACGTGGGCGAAGACAGCCGCGATGACCACGAAGACACTTGTCTTGAAGAGCGCGAGAGCCACACCTTTGTTCCGGGCCTCAACACTCCCGGCGAGACATCGGTTACCGTGCGCATCGATCCATCCAACCCCGGCCACGTGCGGCTGGAGCAATTCGCGGACAGCCCTCAACGCTTGAAGTGGGCGCTGGGCTGGTCCGATGGCAAAGAGGCAGCGGAGGTCACGGCGGGGCCGCCTGCAGATTTTGAATTGCCCAAGACCCGCACCTGGAACGTGTGGGATGGCCATATCAAGGCCTTCAACTTCACCGGCTTTGAAGTCGGTGGCGACCCGGTGCAGGGTGCTATCACCATCAAGCGCTCCAGTAAGGCCCGCTGGATTGTCAAAACTCAAGCAGCTCCCGCACCATGAAAATCTCTGACCTGCAGCAAATGGGCGGCTTTGTAGACAAGGCCCCTGTGCCCAAAGACATCACCTGGCGCGCCATTGACGGCCAGGTGATGAAGGCCAGTATCTTCATCGTGCGCCAGCCCTTTGGAGTGATCGAGCGCGAGATCCACAACGCCGGTCCCGACCGCAGCCGCAGCGCACAGATGATCCACTTGATGGTGCGCCTGGATGATGGCAAAGAGCAGCTCAGCTATGAGCAGGCGTACGACTTGCTTCCGGCTCTGGCCTGGGCCATGGTGGGCGCCATCAATGAGGTCAACATCCCAAAAAAATCACAGCCGCCGATGAGTTCTTCTGTCGGCTCGTCCTCGCGGGCGTCGGCGGCCAGACTGTCGCGCAAGTCAAAGAAAACCTGAGCGAGGCTGAGCTGACCATCTGGCAGGCGTATGAGCGCAAACATGGGTCGCTGCACTTGCTGCCCCATCTGCAGCATGCTGCGGCCCTGGTTGCGCACACGGTCAGCACGACGGTGCCGCGCAAGCCGGGCAGCCCTGGGCCTAAGTTCAGCGATTTTCTGCCGCGTACTGTGGGCAGCGCTGATGAGCCCATCACTCTTGAGGAAGCAATGCGCACCTGGTAACGGCGTGCGCCTCACTTTGTCTGCCCGGCGATGCCGGGCATTTCTATTTTCGGAGCATTTATGGCGCGTCAACTTGGCTTGCTCACCATCGACCTGATCGCCAAGATTGGCGGCTTTACCGAAGGCATGACCAAGGCCGAGCGTGTGGCAGATCAGAAGTCCCGTGAGATGGAGCGCAAGATGAAAGAGCGCTCCGAAGCCGTGGAAAAGGCCTGGACAGGTATCGGTGCTGCTATCACTGCGGGCATTGCTGGCATCACAGTCGGTAGTGTCTTCAGCAAGGTCCTGACGGAATCCAAGAATGCCGAACAAGAGCAGGCTTTGCTGGCCGCCGCGCTCAAGGCAACAGGTAACCAGGCGGGCTATTCTCAGGATCGGCTGAATGAGATGGCTGCCGCGATGGAAGGCATCACCACCAAGTCGGCCGGGGAATTCAACCAGGCGCAAACGGTGCTGCTTGGCTTCACCAACATCGTGGGCGAGCAACTGCCTCAGGCGCTCAAGCAGGCGGCGAATTTTTCCGTCCGCACCGGTGCTGACATGAAGTCCGCGGCAGAGACGGTTGGCCGTGCCTTGGACATCCCGAGCGTGGGCATGGCCAGCCTGGCGCGACAGGGCTTCAAGTTTTCAGAGTCGCAGATTGAGGCGGCCCAGAAGCTGGAGCAAACGGGCCGCATTGCCGAAGCACAGCAGATGGTGCTGGACGCGCTGGAGGAAACCTACGGCGGCGCCGCTGAAGCTGCTCGTGACACCTTCGGCGGCGCTATCGATGGTTTGCGCAACACACTCAACGGCTTGATGACGGGCGATGGTGGAAGCTTGGATGGAGCCAAGAACGCCATCAATGACCTGACTGGCACGCTCAGTTCCAGCTCGACAAAGGCTGCATTTGAAACCATCGTTGGCTGGGTTGTTTCGTTGACCAATATGGTCATTACATCTACAGCCAACATCGTTGCCTTTGTCAACTCTGCCGATAAGCTTGGAGCACTCACGGGCACTGACGCCTTCGGCAAGATGAAATCGCAGGCCGAAGGTGCGCGTGCTGAAGTTAAACGACTTGGTGATCAGCTGGATCGAAACCAGGAGGCACTGAGCCGAGACCCGTCCAATGTGATTCTTCAGCGGTCTGTTGCAAACACCCGCAAGCTTGTTGACGCCGCCATGAGTCGAGCTGCGGGCGCGTCCAACACATTGAAGGATTGGGCCAACGCGGCGGCTACGGTCGTCAAAGTGGACCCACTGCTGCCGCCGAATATGACTCCCAAGACGCACGGGGCGGTCAATCTAAAAGATGGTTCTGATAAGCCTGCCAAGTCAAAATCCGGCGCAGGAAAATCACAGGCTGACAAGGATGCAGAGGCCGCAGACCGCTATATCCAGAAGCTCAAAGAGCAAGCCGAGCAGGTCACCCAGATGACCGCGCTGGAAAAACTGCTGTTTGATGTGCGTGAGGGCTCGGTCAAATTTGCGACGGCTGCAAAGGCCCAAGAGGCTGAGCAATACGCGATCCTGGCAGACTTCACCAAGTCGGGCATTGAGCATGAGAAAGAGCGCATCCGCTTGCAGGAAGAGGGCAAGCATGTCACCGAACAGATGCGCACACCGCTGGAGCGCATGGGCGATGAGCAGCAGCGTATCAATGGCCTGTTTGCAGCTGGTGCCATCTCTATGGAGACCCAGCGTCGTGCATTGGCCCAGCTCAAGAGTGATGCTATGGGCGGTGCCGATGTCGAGAGGTGGGTCACCGGCGAAGTCAAACCCTTGTCGGGCGGCATGTTTGATGACCAGACCGCGCGCTACAAAGCCGAGGAAGTGGCTGAGCTGGATCGGTATGAGGCGCAGCTCAAGCGATTGCAAGAGGCTCTGGCTGCCCAGCAAGTAGAGCGCGACCGCGCCAATGTGCTGGAAGAGCAGTTCGCGCAAGAGCACGCAGCTCGCATGGCCCAGATTGAAAAGGCCAAAAGCGACCTGATGCTCAACAACATGGCGCAGGGTTTTGGTGAGATGTCGCAAAACCTGAGTGAGTTCTCCAAGCAATTCGGCATCAAGAACAAGGCCATGCTGGCGACGATGAAGGCGGCAGCGATTGCGCAGACCGTGATTCAGACTTACCAGTCTGCACAGTCTGCCTATGCAGCTATGGCTGGCATTCCTTTTGTTGGGCCCGCCTTGGGTATTGCGGCAGCGGCAGCGGCTGTGGCGGGCGGTCTTGCGCGTGTGAATGCGATTCGTAGCGAGGGCTTTGCGGCGGGGGGCTATACCGGCCCTGGCGGCAAGTACGAGCTGGCGGGCGTGGTGCACAAAGGCGAGGGCGTGCTCAGTCAGGAGGACATGCAAGCGCTGGGCGGGCCGCAGGCGTTTGAAGCTTTTCGACAGTCATTGCATGGCGGCGGGCCTGCGCTGGGTGGCTACGCCACGGGCGGCGCTGTGGGCGTAGCGCCGCAGGGGCTAGGCAGCTACAGCGCAGTCAGCATGCCCATGGCTCCGGCTGCCCGCAGTGACTTTGCGAAGCAGCAATTAAGTGCTGCGCCCATCGTCAACGTCATCGAGGACGCCAGCAAGGCCGGCCAGATCGAGCAGACGCAAAACGCTGATGGCAGCTACAGCACGAATGTGTTTGTTCGCAATATCCGCAACGGCGGCGAGGAAGCAACTGCGCTGGAGACAACTTACGGGCTTACGCGCCGAGGACGATAGATGGCAATCACTTCAAACATTGACTGGCCGCAGGGCTTCCCCTGCGTGCTGCGGGAGGGGCACACAACCCGGCACGCCAGCCCGCTGTTGCGCACCAGCATGGCATCGGGCCGGTCGCGTCAGCGCCGCAAATTCACCAGCGTGCCCAGTGTGCACACGTGTGCATGGCTGATGACGCAGGCGCAGGCGCAGGCCTTTGAGTCATGGTTTGCTGAAACACTGGTCGATGGTGTGCAGTGGTTCAACATGCCGCTCAGGACGCCCATGGGCCCGGGGAAGTTGCTTTGCCGATTCGCAGACATGTATGAAGGCCCGGATCTGGTGGGGATCGACCGCTGGCAGATCTCCGCACCAATTGAGGTGTGGGCGCGGCCGCTGCTGCCGCCTGGCTGGGGCCTGTTGCCGGAGTTGGTGATCGGCTCCAGCATCATTGACCGGGCTGTCAATCAAGAGTGGCCGGAGGGATAGCGATGGCAACCAGTACAGCCTTGAAGCTGCTCTATGCCGGCGACGATGTGGCGACCGTGCGCATCTGTACGCTGGACATCGAGCTGCCGGGTGGCGAGCACATACGCCTTGTGCACAGCTATGAAGACCTCACGCTGGGGGTGGATGGGGTGCCGCAAGTCTTTGAGGCCTGCGGCCTGGAGATCTCCCTGCCGGAGCGCAGCACCATCGGAAACCAGTCCCTGCGCTTTGGGTTGGGCGTGGTCGATGGCCGGGCGCATCGTTTGATCAGTGACGCTCTCGACTCTGGCCAGCCCTCGTATGTGGTCTACCGCGAATATGTGTCGACCGACACATCGGCGCCGGCGGCCGCTCCCAAGCGCATGCTGATCCAGGGGGGCGATCTGAATAGCAACGTCCTGCAGGTCGAGGGCAGCTACTTCGATCTGCTCAACCTGGCCTGGCCGCGTGATCGCTACACGGCGGACAAGGCGCCTGGCGTCAAGTATCAATGAGGCAGTTCTTGCAGACGCGCTATGTGCGCGGCGGGCGCGGCCCTGTGGATTACGACTGCTGGGGCCTGGTGCGCGATGCACGCTCGGCGCTGCTTGGCCGGGCCTTGCTGCCGACCCTGCAGGATGCCCGGCCGGGTGAGTTGCGCGGCATCACGCGCGCAGTCGACCAGGTCATAGCCCTACATGGCTTCGCGCCGTGCCTCCCTCGGGTAGGCGCGGTTGCCACGGCCTGGAGGGCCAGCCTGTGCGTGCATGTGGGGCTGGTGGTCGAGGTGGACGGCCAGCTGCGAATACTTGAAACCGATGAGCCCGATGGGCCATGTCTGACTGCTCTCAACCGATTTCAGGCCCGCTACACGCGGGTTTTGTTTTATGACGATCAAGATTTACCCCGGTCAGATGCCGAGCCAGCCTGTGGAGTCGCACCCATGGGCGGGCACGATTGCGGGCTGGTTTGCAGCGGTGGGCATTGACTATGCGGCACGCGAGATTCAGCCCATCACGCTCCACCTGAATGGGGTGCTGCTTCCGGTGGAGGCCTGGGTCGAGACGGTGATCAGCAATGAAGACCAGGTTGATATCCGCCCCATCCCTCACGGTGGCGTCTTCAAGCTGGTGGGCAGCATCTTCAACTTCTTCTTCGGCTGGCTGCTTCCTTCGACCAGCAACCAGCGCTATGACACACCGCAGGGCAAGCAGCTCAGTTCGGCCGAAGGTAAGGCCAACACGGCAAAGCTCAATGGCGTGGTGCCTGAGCTGCTGGGTCAGTTCATCCGCTACCCAGACTACCTGACCCCACCGCGCCGCTACTTCAGCACGCCGCGCGAGCAATGGCTGGAGATGCTGCTCTGTGTCGGCCCCGGCCAGTACCAGATCGACCCGGCCACGGTCAAGATTGGCAATACGCCGCTGAGCACGCTGGAGGGCGCTGAGTTCACGGTGCATGGGCCTGGTGCCGATATCGGCGGCATCACCCAGCATGAAAACTGGTACAGCTGCCCGGAAGTAGGCGGCACCAGCGCCGGCACGGCGGGGCTTGAGCTGAACGCCATTGACTCGGGCAACGTCAATCCTACGGGCAGCAGCTATGCGCTCAACGGCGCGCAGATCACTGCCGATGTTGATTGGCCCAATGCCTGGGGCTCTGGCACTGCCATGTCGCTGATGTTTGAGCAGGACGTGACGGTCGCCACGGTGCTGATGACGGGCGAGGAGGGCGGCTCCTACAACACCTTCACGGCGGACTGGCGCGAGCTTGCGCCATCTCTGTGGATGCTGCTCACGGCTTCGGGTGCGCTGACGGGCTCGCTGCGGGTGGAATCCGTGGCCGGCAACATGATCACCCTGGCTGAGCCTGTCAGCGACGGTGACGGGGGCTTCACCTATAGGCTCATCAGCGGCCTGCCGGATGGGGTCATATCGCTGGCCGTATGCCGCGCTGGCCGTACCTATACGGCCACGGCGGTGGCCGGCCAGGTGCTGACGCTTGCACCCAGCGAGGGCGGCAGCTGGGCGGGCTTTGCGCCGCGCACGGTGCCGGCGGCAAAGGCCAGCTTTACCGTGCAGGCGGATACCGTCTACGGTGAGCAGGCCGGCCCCTTTGTAAGCTGCCCGGCCGCTGAGGTCTCCAGCACGCTGGAGGTGGACATCTTCTTCAGCCAGGGCCTTTGCTATGTCTCCGACAAGGGGGAGGTGCAGGGCAGATCCGTGGGGGTGGAGATCCAGTACCGGGACTACGCCGCCGGCGGCGCCTGGCAGCGCGTGGTCAAGTGGTACACCGATGCCACCATGGACCAGATCGGCTTCACCGAGCGCATCGCCTTGCCCTATGCCATGCGGCCGCAGGTGCGGGTGCGGCGCCGGGGTGCCAAGAGCACCAGCACGCAGGTGCACGATGAGGTGCAGTGGTATGCCATGCGTACTCGGCTGCCCACGCGCACCAGCTACCCGGACTGGACCACGCTGAGCGTGCGTGTGCGGGGCCTGGGGCAGATCGCTGCCAGGTCGGAGAACCAGCTCAACCTGGTGGCCACGCGCATGCTGCCCGTGCTGCAGGGGGATGGTTCCTGGAGTGCGCTGCAGCCGACTCGCGATATCTCGGCCGCTCTGCGGCACATTTGCAGCACGGTGGGCTATGGCCTGGACAGCATCGACATGGCCGAGCTGCAGCGCCTGCATGGCATATGGACGGCCCGCGGTGAAACGGCAGACCATGTGTTTGACGAAACCACGGTGCTTGCCGCCCTGCAGGCAGTGCTGGCCGCCGGTATGGCCGAGCTGACGATTGATGACGGCCTGCTGCGCCCTGTGCGCGCTGGTGTGCGCACGGTCGAGGACGGCCACGCCTATAGCGCGCAAAACACCACGGAGGGCATTGCGCGGTCATTCAGCGGCATTCGGCCCGATGACAACGATGGCGTGGAGGTGGAGTTCAGCGACGCCGGCGACAACTGGAATACCAAGACGGTGAACTGTGTGCTGCCTGGCTCGCTGGGCATCAAGCTGGAAAAGCTCAAGGTACTGGGGGTGACAGACCGCACGCGCGCCTGGCGCATCGGCATGCGCCGCGCCCGGCAGCAGCGGTATGAGCGCTGGACGTACAGCTTCACCACGGAGCTGGACGCGCTGAACAACAGCTACGGCGACTTTGTCAGCCTGGTGGATGACATCCCCGGCTTCGGCCAGTCGGCCCTGCTCACCGGCATCAGCAATGCCGGCGGCCAGGCCCGGCTGGAGGTGACAGAGCCGCTGCGCTGCGAGAACGCAGATCCGTATGTCGTGGCGTTTCGCAGGCCTGACGGCACGCTGGCCGGGCCTTGGCCGGCAGGCCAAGGGGCAAGCGCCTATGAAGTGCTGGCCCCGATCCCAGCTGGGGAGTGGCCGCAGATCAAGCTGCCGGAGCCGCCCCATGTGTATTTCGGGCCGGTCACCCGCTGGAGCTTCCCGGCCATCGTCAAGAAGGTCAGCCCCAGCGGCACCGATGGAGCCAGTGTGCAGTGCGTCAACTACGACGCGCGCATCTTCGATGACGACAACAACTCGCCACCGCCACTTTGAGTAGCCGGCCACCTGGCCACAGAGATCTTCAACACCCGCCCGCATGGTTCGCCCAGCGGGCTTTTTGTTTTTGTGCGAGGACACATGACTACCTACAACACAGGCAATCCACCGGGCAGCCAAGACCCGCGCGACCTATTTGACAACTCCGGCAACCTGGACCAGTTCATGCTGAGCCCGGAGCGCACATATTCAGATCGCCTGGGGGTGGAGCGCCTGACCCTGACCGCGCTTGAGAATGCAACGCCGGATGCGATTGCGGCGCGGGATGGGGCGAATTCGGCGGCTGAAGTCGCAGTGCTGGCCCGTGATGCTTCGATTGCTGCTGCCGGCCCGCTGTATGCGACAGAGGCCATCGGGCGGGCTGCGGTGGCAGATGGCGAGACCTTCAATGTCCAGGGAAGCGGTGATATCGCGGCCTACCAGTACCGCCGCGTCAACAGCACCACAAGCACGCTGCTGTCGACCTATCCTGCATCGTCTGCAGTGCAGAAGACTTCGGATGCGCTGTCCGTCGAGCGATATGGCGCGGGGTACAGCGATGCCCTTCCCATCCCTGTTGGCACGTCGAATGCCTCGGGATTGATCTTGCTGGATTGGCCCCAGATCGCCGGCCGAATTTCCAAGATGTACATCAACAGTGCCGCTGCGGGCACTGTCGATGTGTACGTCTACAGCAAAGCCGGAGATACGTTCACGCTGCAACGCCAGCAGACGCTCACGATCCCGGCCGCTGGGTATCAGATCCTCCCCGTATCCATGCCCATCGCGGCAGGCGAATACATCGCAGTTCGGGGTAGCGGTGGCTCCCTGACCTACTCTGCAGGCCGCTCGGATGGCAACGGCATTCGCTCCGGTACGGTAGGTCCGTCATTCACGCAGGCGACGGTCAGCACCACGTCCCGGATGATGGTCCGCGTTGAGGTATCGGCATTCACGGGGTTTGACCAGGCCACGCCGCAGATCGAAGGAAGTCTTGATCATGTGATCCGTCAGACGCTCACCGAGACACGTGATCAGCAGATCAACAACTTGGCGCCGTTTGCAGCGCCAACGGGAAGCCTGAGCGCGACGGCAACTTTCATTCTGAAGACGCCGGCAGATGACAACGGCGATTTGATCTTCGAGTGCAATGCAACGGCCGCGGGCGTTGTGAAGCTGTTGCTGATGACCAAGATCAGTGAGACGCGCTTTGAACAGAGTGCCGTTGAAGCGGTTACTGTTGTCGTGGGGACAAACAGCATCCCGCTCACGATGAAGGCGAAGAAAGGCGACTACTTCGCTATCAGGGGGGCGGCTGTCGGCTACCGCTCTGAGACCTCACTGGGGACAGCATCCTTCTTTACCCAGAACTTTGCCGATGGGGTGGCCTGGACCTACACCGTCAACATCATGGCGGGCTTCAAGGTTCGCAGCGCGGTTGCGCCGGCCCCTGGTGCGTTGGACCGGCCGTCAGTGGTGGATCTGCCATGGGAGTACATGCTTCTGCCAGTCTTGGGTCACAGTCTGATGGAGGGCTCACAGACGCCCACCAGCGGGACAATCCCCATTACTACCACGCAGGAGTTCGACAACCTCGCGTTTCCTGCTTACCCGGCAGCGCCCAGCTCTCTGCTGCCCGCGAACGTGGCAAACAGTCAGCGCAATGACTGGACCCCTCGTGGAGAGTGGCCTGGCCTGGGGGCCGCTGCAGCGCTGCGGCGTGCCCTGGAGATCCAGAACAACCTGCGGTATACGGATGTCAAGTCCACCATCGTGGTAGCGAATAACGGCTTTGGTGGGGCGAAGATCGCTGGCATAGCCAAGGGCACGGCTCAGTACAACTCTGTGATCGCTCAGGCTGCCGCCCTGGCTGGGGTAAGCGGGGGCACTGCAGGTGTCCTGGCGGTCCCGCTGGGGATCGGGGAGAACGACACGGATGCGGCGGCATATCGAGAGGCTCTGCCGATCTTGGTCAAAAACTTAGACGCTGATACCAGGGCGCAGACGGGACAGACAAAGACTGTGCACACCGTCATGTACCAAATGAGCACGCAGCAGCGTGCGATTTCTCTGGCGCAGTTGGACGCGGCCCGATCGATCTCCTTGATTGCACTGGCATGTCCGGGCTACCTGCTGAGCTACTACGACAGCATCCATATCGACAGCGTGTCTGAGCGCATCTTGGGCGCCTATTTCGCGGAAGCAATCAAGACGGTGGGTCTGGATGGCGGCAAGTGGGAGCCTCTGTGGCCCATAGCCTGCAATGTGTCTGGCAACTTCGTGACGCTGACCTTCAACAAGTCTGGCTTGGTGTTGGACACGACGCTCATGCCGGCACAAACCAACAGCGGATTTGCAGTGTCTGGAACCATGGTCAGCGGAGTGTCGGTAATCAACGGCAACCAGGTCCGCCTGCAGTGTGCCGCTGCTCCGGCGCTCGGTGCTACGGTCTCCTATGGCGTGACAGCGACTGGTAAAGGACCGTTTGTAGGCCGTGCAGGCAATCTGCGCGACAACCGAGGCGATAGCCTGCTCTTTGACGGTTTCCCGCTGCACAATTGGTGCGTTGAATTCGACTGGGTAATCTAGCGTAGTTTTAGATTGAATATTTAATTTGTTTATTTAAATTAGGAGGGGAGATGGAGGAAGAGAAAATTTCAGTACATCAATTATTGATGACGCAATCTCATATTCAGTTGGAGAAATTAAGTTTTGAGAGTGAGCAGCAAGTCCAAAGAAATAATTTTTATATGATATTTCAAGGAGTTGTTATTGCAGGATTTATAAATACCATTGAAAAACTGGATGGTCATATATTCTCGGTGATGGTCGCTGCACTTGTTTTCTTTCTAACTCTTTACCAAATCAAAACCGCTGCAGTGAGCGCGAGGATAATTGTTCAGATGGGAGAGGTTTATGACCGTTTGGAAAAACGCTCTCGATATTTGTTTGAAAAACATGGAGTGCTCGATTTTCCTCCTTCAAAGATGAGTGATGAAGAACTTCAAAAATATATTTCTACAGAGTTTTCAACTAAGGGTGAGAGCTGTTTCAAGAGTGAGCTGAATAGTTTGCTTGTAAATACCGTAAATAGAAATAAATATGTTTCGATACTTAATGTCTATGTGGCATTTGGTTTTTCTATATTTTGGTGCTTTGTACTTGTATGGGAATTTTATAAATTAATGAAATAATCAAAAGTTAATTTATGGATTCAGATTATTGCCATCCATTTGGGTGGCTTTTTTTTTGCTGAGGGGATCGAGGCCAATGGCTGAACCTGCATCGACAACGACGATCGTGACCATCGCCAGCGCGGCCGTCTCCACGTCTGCGCTCACGGCGTTCGGGGTGCCGCTTGGGCTACGTGCTGACGTGCTGCTCGCCGGCTTTCTGGGCAGCCTGATCGCAATCATTTTGCTGAACACCGTGCCGGGTAGCAACGACACCTTGCGGGACATGGTGCGCCTGGCTTTTCGCCGCATGGCCGTTGCCGGAGCCAGCTCCCTCACGGCGGGTTATCTCACGCCGCTGGTGTTGCTTGTGGCCAATGTGCATGAGTCCGTCCTGCTGTCGATGGCTTGCATTGTCGGGGCCGGCGCGCAGAGCTTTCTGCGGTCGTTCATTGGCAAGTACCTGCCCAAGCAGGGCCAAGCGGAAGGGGGCTGACCATGTTCTATCCCGTGATTACTTTGCTCAGCGTGCTGCACTGGCTCTGCGGCCTGGTCGTCGTGGCCGAGGCGCTTAACAAGCTGGAGCGCACTGCTCCCTGCATGCCTGGGCTTGCTCCTCGCACTCGCCTGGTGGCCTGGCTCAAGGCCATCGCCTGGGGACTGCTCGCTCTGGGCGGTGCCGGCGCCCTGGTGGCGCCATGGCTGCGGCCGACACCCCCAACCCTAGCCGATGTCTGCGTCATTGCAGGCTTCACTTTTCTCATCATTCGCACCCGTTTTAAGGAGGGTTGACCCATGAAGTTGACAGAACATTTCACCTTGGCCGAGCTGGTGGCCAGCAGCACGGCACGTAAGCTCGGAGTGGACAACACCCCGACAGCTGATGCCCTGCAGCAACTGCACCGCACAGCCCAGATGCTGGAGCGCGTGCGCACATTTCTCGGCGGCAAGGCCGTCATCGTCACCAGTGGCTATCGCAATCGCCAAGTCAATGCCGCTGTGGGCGGCGTCACATCGAGCGACCACGCGCAGGGCATGGCAGCCGATGTGAAGATCCCCGGATACGGCACGCCCTTTGAGGTGGCCAAGGCTCTGGCACCGCAGATCTCTGCGCTTGGCATTGGGCAAATCATTTATGAAAGCGTGGGCGGCGCGCAGTGGGTGCACCTGTCCACGCGCATCCCCCTGCAGGCGGTCAATCGTGTGATCACGGTCCATGGCAAAACCACCATGGTGGGGGTGCAGCAAGTATGACTACAGCCCAGCGATTCATAGTCCTGCTCATCGCGCTAACGGTGAGCGGCCTTGTTAATGTGGCCGCAGTGTGGGAGATCCTGCGGTTGCGAGATGCCCTGACTCTTGCCAGGTCTGATGCCGATCAAGCAGCCGACAAGGAGTCTCTGGCGCGTGCAAGTGCAGACGTGTGCACGCAGGCGGTTGAGGCGCTGCAGCTGGCAGGTGAGGGTCTGAAGCGCGAGCGCGACCAGGCGCGAGCACAGGCTGCTGCGGTCGCAGCCGGCCATAAGGCCCGCGCAGACAAGATCCTGAGCACGCCGGCCGCTGTGCCTGGTGATGCATGCGCGAGCGCACAGGCCCGAGTGGCTGAGCTGCTGGCGACCCGGAAGTCTGGAGGAGGTCAGTAATGCGCCGTCTACCCCTACTCTCGGCTGCGCTGGCGGCCGCTGTCCTCCTGGCTGGTTGCGGTGCAACGCCGCCGGCGAGGGTCGAGATTCAGCAGGTCAAGGTCGCTGTGCCAGTGCCCTGCGATGAGCGCGACCCTGAGCGACCTAATATGCCGACTGAGCAACTGCCGGTCGATGCAGACGTGGATATGTACATCCAGGCAGCCGGCGCCGAACTTGAGCGGCGCGAGGGCTATGAAACCGAGTTGCGAGCGGCCCTGGCCAACTGCAGGTTTTTTGGCTCAGCCGATTTACGGTAGTTGTTGCGTGGCTTTGAGTCCAATCTTTGCACTGGTAGCATCTGCCAAAGGGGAGGGCGTATGGCTACTTTTGAAGAGGCAAGTGCGATCCTTGGAGTCGCCTACGATCAATGGAACGAGTTCGAAGTCACTGTGTTGAAGGCTGTCGCACAGTCACACCGGGGTGGGAAAGCAGCACTTGTTGCTGCCTTTTCTGTGTTGGCGATAAACCATGCGACAAGCGTTCATAGGCTGGCTGATCTCGGTTCTTATACTTCTGCTCGGGCTCTATGCAGGTCGGCACTAGACGCATATGGTCGATCTCTTCTTTTTATGTTCGGGAAAACGGAAGAGGAGTGCCACGAGGTGTTGCTACGTTTGGAAGCAATAGGACAGGCTCTGGCAAAGGAAGACACTGCTGAAGCTGACAAGCTAGACAAGGAGGCCAATTTGCCCTTTGGGCAAAATTTGGTCGATGCCGTCGGGAAATTGAATGTCCCTGAGCATGTTCACTTCGGGGTGGAGTTCAAAGATTTTTACCGTTCTTTGAACTCACCCACTCACGGCGGATTGACGCTCATAACAAGCTTGATGACCGCCCCTCCTGACATTGGCGAGCCTGCTAGGTGTAAGGAACATTTGAAGCTCCAGAACGCAATGCTAGCCTTGAGAGCACTGTTGGTGTCAGCGTTGGTTAGTAGCCTTGGGTTCCATGAACGAGCACTAAAAGTTCAAGCCAAGTATCACGAAATTTTATTGCCCGCCAGAGAGAGCGTTGACTCTTTGGCTTGA